GTCGGCGATCTTGATCAGTGCCTCGCGCTCGTCGCTCTGTTCCGGATCGGGATCGGCGGGCGCAAGTGCGGCTTCTTCCTCCGCGCTGTGCACGAGCACACTGCCAACCCACTTGGGGTAATGCTGGAACGTATCGGCGTTGACGTGCACTTTCGGCGGGACGTGATTCGCATCGGACCAGCCTTCGTCCAATGCATCAAATTCTTCCTGCGTGTGGACGATCCGCGATTTCTCGCCCTGCTTATGCGTCCACATCGGGAATTTTTCGTATGGCATGAACCACTCCAGAAGAATGCAGGGGCCGCACGTTGCTCCGAACATGACGGCCCCTTGATCAATCAGCCGGCGATACGGCAGGCGAGCTCGTTGTACACAGGGCGCCATCCGTACAGGACATCGATACGGACAGGGAACGTGTCCGTGCCGATCGCGTACTGACGCACGATCCGCATGGAGATGCCCTTGTGATTGCGGCGGCCAGCGAAGTCGACACCTTCCGGCATCACTAGGTCAGCCGTCGCGAGCGTGAAGGCGTTCTTGTGATACGCCATGTTCACCGTGTACTGGGTGTTCGCGGCGACATCCCACGTCACGACAGCAGCATTTGCAGGGCCGGCGGTGACGGTCTGATACTGCTGGTTCGACACCGAGGTATTGATCGGCGGGAAGATCGACAGCGTCGCGTTGCCCGAACCGTCAGCAGTCGCCGCAGTGAGCGACGTGAACTGGCGCGGCACGCGCGTCGACTGGCGCGATTGCGGGTTCACCGCGAACACACCAGCGATCGTGAACGTGTCGCCCGCCGCAACCGTGCCGCCAGCACCGAGACCGGTCACCAGCAGCGTGTTTCCCGTTTGACCCGCGCCTGACACCGTGCCATTGGTGCGTGTGCCAGCTGTAGCCTGACGGACGTTCTGGTCCATGCCGATGTCGAAGCCCAGCGCCGGAACGAAGATGCCGCTGGCGTACTGGTCGCTGATCTTCTGCGGCGCGTTGAACAGGCCGGCGGCACCCTTCACCATCTTTCCGTTTGTAGCCGGGTCCCATACGGCAGCACGCATACCATCGCGCGGCGTGGCTTCCTGATCGAGACGGGTGCCCGCATCCAGGAGAACCTGAATATCGCTCGGCGTCGTGCCGGCGACACCGACCTGGTTGCCGACCGTGGTGTACAGACCGAGGCCGTCGAGGTCGATCTTGTTGGCGATCGTGGCTGCGGCCGGCGCCAGATAGCGCTCAGCGAAGTCATCGATATTCAACGTCAGTTCCGACGAAGAGAACATGAAGTCGACGTGGAACTGCGTGTCGAGCGTGACCGGAATTTCCGTTTCCTGCACGTTTTCGAGATTCAGCGCGGGGCCAGTCGTACCGACGAAACGCACCGGCTTGCGCACGTTCACCGTCGAACCGATCTTCGCACCATTGACGGCAAATTCGTCGCTGTATTCCTTGTTCACACGCGACGAGAACGCCAGGTTGTTTTCCAGGATCATCAACGTCTTGTCGAGGATCTTGCTGGTATTAAGAAGGGTATTGCTCATTTTTCAGCCTCATTTGGAGCCGTGTTTCTTCCACCACGCGATCTGCTCTGCGGTCGAGGCAAATTCCTCGGGCTCGGCAGGCGCGGACCGTCCGCCGATCGGGTTGATCGGTGCGGGGGCGTTGGAAACGGGTTTGGGTTTAGCCTGGCCGACCGTCGATTCAAGACGGGCGAGCTCAAGCGCCATGCGCAACGGAGGAAGGGACAGCAGGCGTTCAGCGACTTCCGGGTTCTGGCCGAGGTGATGCAAAACCTTGTGGCCGGCATCCATCGCCGTCACGGCTTCGAGAAACTCGGGCGATGCGCCGCCGAGCATCTGGAACGTGCGCAGCGACGAATCCCACTCGTTGCCGAACTCGCCCTTACCGGCGTCGAACACCTTGTTGCAGGCGTCATCGAACTTCTCTTGCTGGATGAGGCGCTTCGCTTCGGCCCGCACCTCGTCGGCCCGCACCTCGTCGGCGCTCATCTGCCGTTGCTGGGGCTGCTGCGTCTGCTCAGCGGGTTGCCGATACTGCTGCAACTGCTGTTCGAGCGCTTCACGCTGCCGCTTTTCCTCGTGTTTCTCCCGCGTGAGCTGGTCGATGCGCCGTTGTACCCAATCGTTCTTAGGCTTTTCCTGCGCGGCTGTCTCGACTGCTTCCGTGGTTTGCCCGGCGCCCGGTTCCGTGCTGACTTCAGCGGGCTGTTGCGCCTGTTCCGTGGAGGCCGTAGGCGTGACGTTATCGACTGCGGGTACTGCGTCTTGATCGGGAGGCATGGACGTGTCCAAGGATTGAGCCCGGTGATGCCGCGCCGGTACGGAATGCAAAAAGGCCCGCTCTCGTGAGAGAAACGGGCCTTCGGGGAATCTGTATTGCTGTGTCTTAGCGCTGACCGCCGATGATGTACTGCTCGCTCGTCGGCGTGATCGAGCCGGCCGTCGTGTTGACGAACTGGATTGCCAGCGTATTGGCGGCTGACACGCGCACATTACCGATACTCAGCCCGGCTTGATGCGATGCCTTGTTGATGTCGATCGAGTCGCCAACCTGCAGACCGGGAACGGCGAACGTCTGCTCAGCGGTCGTATTCGCGCCGACGGCGGCCGGCGTCAGAACCTGCTTGATGTTGTAGATGCCTTGAACCGACGTCGTCGAGCCGAGGTCTTGAATGAGGCCTGGGTATCCCATGATCGAATCCCTTATTGAGGTTGAGCGGGCAAAGAAAAACCCGCGCTCGGCGGGTTCGGTTGGGGCTGCGGTTGCTGCTGAGATGGATCGGGCGGCGCACCCGTTGGCATCGGCTGAATCTGGCTTGGGTCACCGGTACGCAGCGTCTCTGCCACCAGGTGCGCGGCGATCGCGGCAATGAGTTCCGGCGCCATGTCAGGAGCAATGGCCTTCAGGCGGTCTGTCTCTGCCTTGTATGCGTCGATTTGCACATGCGCATCCTCGCGCCCCTGCGTGCTGTGCGCATCCTGAAGCGCCTGCGACAGATGGTTGATCATCTGCTCCATCTGCTGCATCTTCTGGTGCATGTCGGCTTCAGCCGGCGTCGGACCTTCGCCTAGGATCTCCGCGGGGATCGTGCGGTGTAGACGCTCTGCTACCTCATCGGCCATCGGGAAGTCGGCAGCCTTGAAAAGCAGATCGCCGGCCACCTTCATCAACCCCTGATCCTGAGACATGATCTGCGTGAGCGCGTGGAATGCTTCCTGCCGACGCGTTTCGTAGTTCGGGCCGACCTCTACCGTCACGTCATAGCGGCCAATGCCTGGGTTGTAGATCAGTTGCGCAGCTTCTGCAGTAGTCGGCTTCTGCGATCCCTGCGGCTGAATCGGTGCCGGTTGACCGTTAGCATCGCCAACAGCGTGAGGCTGCTGCGGATTGATCTGCGCGAAGTCCTCGCTACCATCCTCGCCAACGATGCGCACCACGCGCTCGGTGTCGTACACCTTCGGGATAAGGTCAACCATGATGCGGCCGGTGTAGCGGATCGCGCGTGCCACGTTGTCAATGAAGTGATACGTAGCCTTGTCGCCCTGCCGCTGGCGTGCAGCGATGGCCACACCAGCATCAGCATTCGACGGCGCGCCGAACTGCTCCTGATACTGGCCGCTCGTCATCATCAGTTCCTGCTGCGCCGTCTGCATGGCTTGCAGGTACGCAGATGCGCCTACAGGCGGCTGCTCGCGTTGGGGACGGGGAATCTCTCGCCCTTGTTCGTCGACGCTGTTGTAGGGCAGATACGCCTTGTTTTCCTTGTTCGCGTTCTTCCACTCGTCCTCATAGCCTTCGATGGCTTCGGCCGGCGCGACATACGGCGTCTTGGTCTGCAATGCGATGTATTCGACGTTGGCCGAGGTCATGTAGTTATACATGCGCTGGCCGTCTTTCATGTTGCGCGTGTGGCCCTTGCGCTCGACCTTGCCATTGATAACGATCTCCTCGCCCACCACGCGCACGATCGGCAGATAGCGGCCCGGCCATTCCTTGCGATCGATGATCTTGTCGCCAGCGATCTTGCACCACTTGAAATGCGGCTCGGTGATCTCGCGCTTCTTCACGCCGTCGTCAGCGAGCAGTACCTTGCGCTCATCGGGATCTTCCACCGCGGACAGCTTCATCGGCCCTTGCGTCGGGTGATTGATGAGCATGTCCTTTTTCTCGGCGCGGTAGAAATACTCACACACGCGCACGTGATCTTTCTCCAGCCATGGATCGCCGGTCGCTTCCATCGGAAACGTCACGCTCGCCGGGTCTTCGTCCGGATACTGCGCCTCGTATTCTTCCTTCGGCACGTCCTCAAAGACAAAGCCGAACTTAGCGTCTGCACCATCGGCGGATTGAATGTCCGGATCGATCAGGACCGACAAAGGATCTTTAACGCGGCGGATGAAGATTTCCTGCTCGAATGAGCCATCGTGCGCATAGTCAGTGATGACGCGCCAGTATCCGAGGCCAGCCTGCACCGC